TGCTTCAATCTTTGAAACAGCAACAGCCGGTTTCGCTCCTGCACCTTCTGAAACCTTCACAAGCTCACTCGGCATCCAGTATGTCGGCACCGTGAACAATCGCTGGAGACTCTACAAAGATCCTCTCTTCCCAAGCAATCAGTTGCTCATGGGTTACAAGGGCGATAGCTACATGGACAGCGGTTACTTCTACTGCCCATATGTTCCATTGACCCAGACACCAGTTGTTCTCGATCCAGAGAGCTTCTGCCCACGCAAGGGAATTCTCACAAGATATGGTAAAAAGTTACTCCGTGAAGGAGCTAAATTTTATGCGAGACTTTCTATCGCAAATTTCGTAATCTAGCGCAATCAGCCTAAAACAAGGCTAAAATCAACAAAAACCTCCTGCGAAAGTAGGAGGTTTTTTATTTTATATTTTTTTGTCCCATTATTTGTTTTTTTACAAGATGTGTACTATAATAAATTGAAGACATTTTATGGAGTTTTTATGTCAACTAATAAGTATACAAGAAAACATTATCACACATCTTCTAAATCAGCAGGTCCAGTACATGCTGATTCATCTTATGAATTAAGAGCGGCAATTATTTTAGATCAAGAGCCGCAAATTTTACATTATGAAGACCATCAATGCTTTATTTCAAACGATGGTCAAACAAGAATATTTGATTTTTTAGCTACTTGTAAAAATGGCGATAAAAAGCTTATTGAAGTAAAGCCGTATGCTAGACTAAAGCAATTTGAAAAACAAATACAGGACAATAAAGATTATGCTGAAAAAATGGGTTGGATTTTTGAAATTTGGACTGAAAAAGAATTGGGATTTGATAATAGCAAACAAATTACAAATTGGGCAGATCAATACATCAAAGAGAATACTGGAATTGACTATAGTATTGCGAGAAAACAAAAAGATTGCATGAAGGCAAAAAGATATTATCGTAAAAAAATTGCAAATGATAAAATCGAAGTCCCCTGTGCCTTCTGTAATGAGGTTCATACGGCTCTGAGGCTGACTTATGACAAGAACATAGCTAGGAATGGGCGATACATTTGTGAGCGTGAGGGAGGGCATATAGCTGGCAGCAAACCTAAATTGAGTTTGAGGAAAGATAATCCCCATTCATGTGATGGTAAGAAGGAATGTAATAAGTGTAAGGAAGTTAAATTATTTGAGCAATTTAGTCCTGACAAGAGCAAGCGTGATGGATATTGTACTATGTGTAAGCCTTGTCGCTCTGAGAAGATGAAGGCTAGTTATGCAAAGAAGAAAGAGGGTTGAAGATGAGTGTCAGTGATTTGATGCGTGATATTTTCAATGATGTGGAAAAGTGTGAAAAAACAAGTTTTGTTGAGATTATAATTACTGATGAAATTTTGGGTATAGCAAAGAAAAAAGCAGAGCATTTAGGTCGTTTGAATAAATCCATTATGGGAGGAGAAGGTAATCTTTCGGGATTTATTGGTGAGGAGTGTGTTAAGCAATATTTTGGTATTTCTTTAGGAACTAATGACAACACATATGATTTTGACATTATTTACAATGACAAAAGGTTTGATGTAAAGACAAAGAAAACCACTGTTGTTCCCAGAATGAATCATGAGTGTAGTGTTGCGGCTTATAATACGAGGCAAGATTGTGATTATTACATATTTACGAGGGTATTGTTTGAGAATGAGATTCCGACAAGATTATACATAATGGGCCAAATGGATAAAATTGAATATTATAAAAAGGCAAGATTTTTGAAGAAGGGTGAGAAGGATGGCACGAATGATTTTATTGTTCGTGAAGATTGTTACAATATGTATTATTATGATTTGAAGCCTATTTCTGACATTAAGTGAAGAGTTATCATGGAAAAGCCTAAGTGGACAATAGGAATTGTGAATTGGAAGTCAAAAAATAATTAGTATTTATAATATAAACAATATTTTATCTTCAAAAGATGAGGTCTTAAATTATTTTAACTTTTGTTGTGAATGTTTTGCATAAATAACATATGGAATTCCGTAATTTTATTGAAAACGCATCATTAAATGAGTGTGTGGTTGCTGGTGTGCGACTACAGGATGGTGTTGTATTGGCCAAGAATCGTGATCGTGGATACAAGGCCAATGTTGAAATAATTCATGAATTAATTAATGGTACAGAGGTTATGTACTGGCATGATATTGATACAGATTGGTGTGAAGGGATGAATGAGTATGGTTTAGGGATGGTGAGTAGTAGTTTGATGGTGAATCAGGATGAGAAGGAAGGATTGCGTGTTATAAATGGCAAGAAGGTTCCTGACGACAAGCATAAGAAGATAGTAACAAATGAGGGCAATAAGATAAGGCAGGCTTTGTCGCATGTTAATCTTAAAGACATGGTTCATAGCATTGTGAATGGCAAGAATAAAAAGGGTAAGAATGTTGGTCTTCGTGGTCAGACATTGGTAAGTGATGGTGTTAATTTATATGCTTTAGAAATCACAAAAGATAGCAAGGTTGTTAAAAGGGTTTCGGATGATGATTCTGTGACTGTGAGAACAAATCATGGCATATATGACAAAGAAGCTGGTTATAACAAGGGTAGGAAGAAGGAGTCTTCTCACAGCAGGATGAATTTGGCTCAGAAGAATTTGGTGGATGTTAATTTGCCAAGTGATGTTTTGGACATTTTGAAAAAAAAATATGTATCTGATCCATTTTTGAATCCTTACAGGACAAAGAGTCCATGGTTGATGCATACGACTGGTCAAATTTTATTGGATTTGAAAAATTTGCGTGTTATGGTCAGGATGGATAAGGACGAGGGTGTATTTCGTGGTATTGTAAATAACTTGCCTATTGGTTATAATTCAAAGATCAGGGTTGTTGTTGAGCATTAAATTAATTGTGATTGTTGAAAAAATAAAGGTTTCTTATGCCTGATTTTTTTAAGCAATCAAAAAGTCGTCTTTATGATTGTTCATCAATCAATCATGATGGTGTTTATATAGCCAGATATCAGTTAAGATTTGTTGGTTCTAGGTGGGTTGTTTGCGAGGATGTATACGATGGAATTATTGATAAGTGTGATTTGAATCGCCCTTTGATGTTTTGTGAATATGAGACTGCATATTTATCTTTATTTAGGCTTGCTAAAGATTATGAGAAGGCTGGTTTGAAAATTCCTGATTTTGAGATAGTTGCTATTGATTTTCGTGGCGATAATTGTTATTGTGTCAGGTTTGATGATCGTGAAATAGAAATTATTGGTAAATCATATCATCTAAGCCGATTGTTGAAAAAGGAATGATTTTCACCAAATAAACATAGCTGAATTCCTAAATATGTGTTGGTTTGCATAAATAAATTGAATGTTTCATTATGTAGAAAAATTAAATATTTTTTGGAGGAGATAAAATGGGAGCATCTTCAGTAACAGGAGTCGGTGCAGGAGCAGCAAATGTCACCCGTGGTCCCGGCAATCTTCGTGATCAATACGCATCGTTGCTTGATCCACATGTTGTCTGGCATGGCACAATTTACAATAATGATGGTTCAGTTACTGTTAATTTACCATCTAATATTAAAGATGTGCCTGAAAAATTGACTATTCTTTGTTCTGGTAAGACATATGGTGTTGATAAGAATCTTGATGGCGATGGTCTTGTTGAAAGCTTTGACATTGAAGGAGCTAAAAAAAGGGAAGTCGATTTCATTGTAATCAAGAGTCCATCTGCTTTGTTTACCTCTGATTATAATCCTTGATATATGATTTTATCTTTTAAGGAAGATTTTGAAAAAAATTGCACCCCGTGTGGACATCATTGGACACACGGGGATTTTGTTGAATTAAGCGGAAGTCATTTCAAGCATTTTTCAACTCTTTTGAAGTGTAAATTTATAGATCCTAATGAATTTCGAGTTCAGAATATAATTTCTTTTGATGCTATTGGGGCCAATAGAACATGTTCTTTTCTTTGTAATTTAGCTGACAAGTATGGTGTGGTTATTACGGGAAGAGCGCAGCCTAATTTGGTTGGTCCTTCTATAACTGGAAATGACAATTTTTATTCTGGCTTGCAATTGGAAAGATTATTGAAATGGTATAAATACTATGGATTTGAATGTAAAGAAATAGATGGCATCTTTCATGTTAAAAGGAGTCCTAAAAATGAAGTACAAGATTAAAACAGAAGAAAAGAAATATGTTGTTATGGATAAAAATGACAATATTATTTCCAAATGGTCTAAAGAAACGATTGATGATGCTGGCGGTTTGGAAAAATGCATTGAGCGTTTTAAGAAAGCTAATCCTAAATCAGAAATTGAAATGATTGGTGAACCAGCACCAGAACCAACACCAGCACCAGCACCAGAGCCAGAGCCAACACCAGCACCAGCACCAGAGCCAGAACCAACACCAGCACCAGAGCCAGAACCAACACCAGC